GTGTCCGCAGGTATCTGTGGGGAAAATCGAGGCCCGTTTTTGGCCGTTTTGGCCTGTTTTAGAGTCACCAAGCGCGGCTGGCGGTCATGCGGTGCTTGATGTTGCGGTTGTTGTTGCATCTCGCGCAGGAGGCTCTCAGGTTGTCCTTCTCAAACCAATCTCCCCCCATCGAAACGGGGAGGATGTGGTCCACCTGTTGTGCTATCTGTGTGCAGCCTTCGCCTTTGATCTGGCATTGGTTGTTGTCGCGTTGTAGTACCTCGCGCCGTATGCGTCGCCAGGGACCGGCGTACTGTGGTTTCCTGGCCATCAGCAATGGCGCTTCCATTTGAGGACCAGTGGGTGTTGGGATCGGCAAATGAAAGCCTGCAGTTGTGGCCTGGCCTTCAGGCATCCCCATCCCCAAGGACCGACTCTCCATTGGTGTGTTCCGTCTGGCCTGGTGTGGCCTCTGAATGCGATGGCGTCTGCAACCTTGACCTGTTGTGCTGGTGTCATTCCCTTCGCGCTGCGTCGGTTGCTCCATCGTTGAAAGGTGCCGCGATAGATGCCGAGGCCGCCGGTGTAGGACTTTGTGCTGTGGTTCCAGTTGCTGTTCGTTTCGCACCTGGCGAGGCCGTCATAGTATTGATCCGGAAGTATTGCGCCGTACTTGTCATGGCCCTTGCTGCTTGCTTGCGCTGGTGTGGCCATCAGGAGCCCTGGTAGGGCAAGGAGGATGTACAGCGCCAGACAACGGCCAGCGATCCTGTGTCTGTTCGTCTGCGGTGTTCTGTTGGTTGTACGTGTCCGAGGTCTTGTAGTTCTTGGCGTCGTTTCGCCGCGCTGCTCCGAAGAATGCCTACCTCGATAGATAGTTCGTAATCTGTGGCGTCGCCTAAACGTTTGAGTGCTTCCCATATTCGTTTCCTTTGTGAAGGGCCGCGACGCGATGCGTTCTGGGCGGCCTTGTGTGAGGTGTCTGGGTCTGTGGTTCTTGCAAGCCTAATCGGGTTGATGATGGTGTCTATGGGCATGGGATCGAATAGGGAGGGTTGGAGGTTCATTTGCCGCGTCCCCATACCCATCCAAGTGCGCCTGTTAGGAAGCACATCAGGACTAGGTAGATCTGGTCTTGTGCGTTATCGGTGAGGGTGATCTGGATCGTCTTGCTAATCATGTGGGTTCCCGTTCGGCTGGTAGTAGGCGCGTAAGGCTGACCGAAGGTTGGCGTAGGCGTCCTGGTAAAGGTTCTCTACGTCTGCACCGGCGCTGCGTAGGTTGATGGCGTCCACTAAGTATTGCGCGGAGCGTTGTATGTCTTTGAGTGCGTCGCATTCTCGAAGTCTGCGGTCCAGTTCACCTTCCAATCTGTAACGCTCGTTCTGGTCTGTGTTGTCTGTCATTGGTCTTCTTCCTTGTCGTTGTATTCGATGAAACCTTGCCGGCGTAGGTCGCCTTCCATCTGGCGGATGAGGCTCAGGGCGGATCGCAGGGTTTGTTTTTCTTTGTTGGTTTGTGCGTCGTTAATTAATGCTTTGAGGTCGTCTTTGACTTCGCTGCGGTCAATTCTCACGCTGGTTGTTTTCCTGTTCCATCGCACCTGGTGCAGACTTTGAACTCCTCAGTGTTGGGATCGTAGGTGTGGGATAGTCCTTCTTCTGTTACGTCTTCATAGCCCACTCTAAATTTGTTATGGCAAAGGCCGCACGTCCTTTGTGTTGATGACCGGCTTGTTTGACTCTGTTTCATGTTGGCTCTGTTTAGTGCGTCACTGGTGGCCCCACCCCTATGCTCATTCTTGGGGGTACCCTTCGTCACTGGTGATGACGTTTTTAGGGTGTACAGGTTTGACGATGGATCGCCTGCTGGCCCTGTGCGGTGTTCAACTGTGAGCGCGTCTATCTCGACCAGTTCGTCTTTGGCTCGGTCAATGGTGGCGGTGCTGCACTGCATTAATTCTGCGAGTGTTTTGCGTGAGGGCCATGCGCGTCCCTGGCTGTTTGCAAACCTGTTAAGGATCGCGTACAGCCGCACTGCGTTGCTCGAAATGGGCGCGTACAGGACGAACTCTGGAACTATGGCAAAGTAATCGGTGCTGCGGATCTCAGTCATCGAATGGCTCCCATATCTGTTCGGGGTTGTCGTGTTCGTTATGAAGTCCGCCGTAGCCAGCCCTGGTCCAGTACGCGATCAGGACTGGATGTGCCGGAAGGCTGACCAGCCTGTACTTGTGGCCGTCTTCAATCTTGTACGTGTCAGCCATTGGCTGCTTCTGCGTCGTAAAAGTGATGGCATCCGGATAGGACTGTGGGCTCTGGGTCTAGGGGGAGTCTCATAATGCCACCGATGGGTTCTGGTGTTCCAATTATTAGTTCAATGATGAGGGTTATCTTTTCACCGCAAATCGCGCACTTCACGGATGTCAGTTTTGGGTATTCGCTCAGGCTCATTCCTGTTCCATCTGCTCTTTTTTGAGGTCTTCAATCAGGATGCTGGCGGTGCCTTTGCTTATCTCGTCAAGGCCTGCCGGCGGCAATTTTCCGAGGGCCTTGCTGATCGCTTTGATGGCGTTGATCTGTGGTTGTGTTGCTAGTGGGTGTCCGGTACCGCTGACCGCGCTCGGAATGCTCTGTGTGGCCTTCTGTGGTGCTCTGGCCGGTGTTGTGGTGCTTGGGTGCTGCAGTTGTTCTGTGGGCTGTCTGCGGGCTCTGACTTCGTCTAGCGATGCCACCCGTTTCGAGTCTGCTGCTAGTGCTGCAACAATGGCTCGGCCCCATGCGGATGTTTCGGCCACCATCAATTCAGAATTGCGGGTGTAGGGCGTTGTGCCTGGCAACGGTTCCCAGGCTGATCCCACGCCTGGCCTGGCGTCGTCTGGTGTGCGGTAGGCAGCCGCTACGTACACAATAAAGGTCTTGTCTCCTAGCGTGATGATGTCGTAGGGCTGGTGTGGGTTTAGTGGTTGGAGGCTGCCTTCTGGATGGCGGTCTTTGAAGATGCGCAGGCGTTCTGCTACATCGACGTAGTCCTTCATCCGGTCTTCGTATTCGCTCATCGTGCTGCTGCTTTCATTGCCTGGTGTTGTTCTTTTGTGATCGGTACTTCTGCAAAGCGTCCATCTATGGGTCGGACCATCCAATGACTGCCGTTGAAGTCGGCGTAGGTTTTTTTGCTTTCCTGCTCGATCTTGCGGTCAATGAATGCGCGGGCCTGGTTGGCTGTCTTGAACACCCAACTGGTGCCTATGTCGTCGACTACCCACTGCAGTGGTGTGCGGTGGATGTAGGCATCGCTGGCGGTCATCTCGTTACTGCGGCGGATGTGGATCCCGTTGTGGATGATGGTTTTGGTTGTGGTGCTCATCGCGCTTCGTCCTGGATCGTGAACCGGACCGGCGGTGTTGTGTCCAGGAATGTCAGCAGTTGGCCTTTGCGGGTGCTGTGGATCCATGTCCAGTCGTTGCCTAGTTCTGCTCGAACTAGTTGGTCTGCTGCTGCGAGGATCCTGTCGCGGTGTTCTATTTCTTCGCGGCTGCGTCGTTTGCGGGTTGTCATTGTGCTACGTCTTCCTGTGCTTGATCGATTTCTAATTGTTGCCATGCCAGGCGGGCTGCTATCAGTTCCGCTATTGGCTCAAGTTGTTGTGTGGTCATCGCGTTCAGGCCATCCCATCCGGCGCACTGAATTGTGCCGTCCGGCATGAAGTGTGCGGTCACTCCGCCTGTGCGGCCTTTGTCGTTGACCAGGACAACGTTGCTGTAATCGCTCCGGTGATCTGGTCCTATGCGCCGCACAGCGATGCTGTGAATTCTCCAGGTGCGGTTGCCAATGGTGGCGCTGTCTTGGCTTAGGTCATCCATGTTCATTAGCAATCTCCAAAGTAACCGAAGTCTGCGGCGTGGATGCGCGGTGTGGCGTCACCCATCAAGGTTTCCATGCACTTGTTGCAGTAGCAGTCGTCTTCGTCGTCGTTGTCTTCTGCGCAGTTGTGGTCGCTTAGATCGAGGACTTCGTCGTCCCATTCTTTTCCGCTGCCGTAACTTTCCGCACCGCCAAGTCCCAGGTAAATTCTGGTGCTGCCGTCGAATGCGTCGATGATGGTTGTTACTGCTTCTATGTCTGCCAGCAGTGGGTAGTTGGGCTGGAAGGCTCCGGTGATCTGGGACTGGCCGTCGACTTCGTGGTAGTCACGTAAGTCTTCGAGCCTTTCTATCAGTTCGTTAAGTGTCATTGTGCTTCTTCTTTCGTTTTGGTCGGCTTGAACTCCGACTAGGTCATTATCTGGTATTGGTGGCCCGAAGTCAAACACTCGAAATGGGGCGGCCCTGGGACGGGAAGAAGTACCGAGCCCAGGGCCGCTGCCGTGTCGCGGCTTGCCGTGTTCAAGTGGGCCGCGACGACCTTGATCAGGCTTTGTTGGCTCTGAAGTGTGCGTCTATGGCGGCGGCGTCTGCGCCTGGTGCGACCTCATAGTGGATCCACATTCCGCCTGGGGTGCCGCCGTTGTCTGTGGCGGTCCATTCTTTGATGCCGCTGTTCTTGTCTGCCCTGCTGCATCGAAATCCTCGGCCCCAGGCTTTTTGTGCTCCTGGTGCGCGGTAGTTGTATTGATGAATTTCTTCCAGTTGGAGTTCGTCTGCGTTTGCGACTAGGTACGTGAAGACGGTGTCTAGGACTTTGGGATCGTGGTGGCCAATGTCGACTGCTCTGCCGGTGGCGTGGACGCTCATGTACGGTGCGCACTTTGGGTCGTGTGGATCGAGTTTGTGGATCGCTGCTGGTGCGGACCTCATCACTCGGACTACTAGGCCACCCATGTACGTCATCTGCCAGCGTCGCTGTAATAGGTCACTTAGTTTTTTAGCAGCGGGGTGTGTCGCGCCGCCTACTTTGTCGAAGCCGGTGTACGTGCGTTTGGTGTTTGTCATGGTGTTGGTGGTGTTCCTGTGCTTGGTGGTTCTTTGTCTTTGAGACCGTTTGCTGCTAGCAGTCCTAGAAGGCCGCCACTGAGGGACATCATCATTGGACTTAGGAGGCTGAAGATTTCGCTGTCTGCTTCGCTCATGTAGCGCGGCTGTGTCACGAACAAAGTGCCGTAGAGCATGAAGCCGATGGACGTTACGAATACCAGCGTCAGTCCTACGCCTACAGCGAGGATCAGTCGCGCTTTGATCTGTTCGTTTGTCATGCGTGGTCGTAGTTTCATTAGCAGTCAAATCCTCGAAGTTGTCGGATGGTTGTTGTTGTCACTCCGGACTCAATTGCTCCGAGTGCTTTGTTCTTTGTGCGTGGTTCCTGCTCGCATTGGCATTCTGTTGTGTTCGCGTTTGATGGGTCCTGGCAGGGGTATCGGTAGCGGTCACCGCATCCTGTAAGGACGATCAGGGTGGCGCTAACTAGCAGTAGGCGTTTCATCGGTTCCTTCTAACGTCCATCCAGACTCCAGAAGTTGTGCGTATTCTTCTTCGGTCATCTCGCGGATGATGTCGTCTATCTGTATGTTTGGTCGTGTTTGTGGGTCTGGAAGTGTCATGGTCTAAGCCTTTCGGTATCCGTAAACGGTAACAGTGCCACCGCTTATTGTGCCTGATGAAGTTCCTATTGTGAATGCTGTATGTTGCGTAGTGCTTGCTTCTTCGCCTATAAACATTGAGTAACCAGTTGAGGTTAAGTTGAATGTCCAACCAGCAGAGAAGTTGGTACTTTTTGCCAAGTTCGGGCCATACAATTCTACAGACATCGTTGCATAGTTGGTACTGGCTAACCCTGCATACGGGAAATTGGCTGCACTATTTACGCCAATGCCAATGAATGCACCGCCTGAATATGCGGAACCAAACATACTGCCGAAATAGTTAGTCGTTGTTGAACCAAGTTGCAAAGTCAAATAAATGCCACCTGAACCGCCACCACCTGAGTAGATGATTTTGTAGTTGTCGTAAGTGCTGCTAAATGCACTTGAAACAGTAACGGAACTAACACCGCTGCCGACGGTCTGTGACTTAATGTAAACAAGTCCGGCGTTGGTGAGGTATTCGTTGATGTCACTTGCTGGAAGTGCGGCTCCGTCGCTAAATGTTTTGATGGTCATGTTTTTCGCTCCTATGCGATGAGGTCGGTACCGCCGATGAGGCTGGTCCCTATGGTGAATACGTTAGTGAACCGGACGGATCCGTTGATGGTTGTTGTCCACTGTCCTGGGGTGATGGTGTGTTCTATTGATTGAAGTATTTGACTTTGAGTAATTGTCGCACCGACTTTTTGAACAATGTTTAAGGTAATGCGGTTTAGTAGTTCAAGGCCGAGGATCAATGTCCATGATGCGTCGGTTGCTGAGACGTTTATTTCTAGTGGATCAATGACGACTGCTGGTGTAGCGGAGAAGCCAACAAGAAGTTTGCCAAGTGCTTCTGCATCGGTGACGCTTGATAGTTGCGTGGACCATGAGCCGCCTGCTGTGCCGTATGCCGTAATGGATGCGGCGTCGGAAACTTCAGTGCTTCCATCTCCTGAATAGCCAACTGCAAGCGTGTTGCGTAGGTTGTTGGCGTCTAGTCGATAAGTAAGTTCGGGTCCGATGGTAATTCCTGCTCCACCGAATGTGGCTTGCGATGTGAAACTTGTGCCTTCAAATATTGCGGTTCTTGATGTCAGTGTGAGTGTTCCGTTACGAGAAACGAATAGGTTGCCGCCTTCCGAGTCTGAAATGGTTTGAAGTTCATCGGTGACTGGCGGTCCACCAGTGCTTATCTCTGAAAGCGTGGCCGCGTATGACGCGGATGGTGTTGATGTCAGCGCTGCAGGAAATGGGGTGTAGCCAATGACGCGGTTGAACCGCGCAACTGTTCCCTCGGTCAGCAGGCCGCGTCCTAGTCGGTAGATAGTCTTAATCTCTGTGGCTGTTAGTTTGCGAAACCACACGGCGCTTTGTTGTCTTTGCCCTGACCGTGTGTAATACCACTCTGGTCTTTTGTAGTTGAACAGACCGGAGTCACTAACAACGAGAGTCAGTGCTTGTCCGTCGATGTAGGCGGAGTCGATGGTTCCGTTGGAGTTGACGTTGACTGCGTAGTGATGCGGGACGTTCGTGTCAATCTCAAGAATTGCGTTGTAGAAAGTGTACGCAGTCTCGCCGAGTGTGGTAACTCTAAATCTTGAGTCGGCGGTGAAGTAGCCGAAGTCCATTGATGTTCCTGCATACACTGCGGAGAAGAATGACGTTGAGTCTTGAGGGTTGGTTGAATACCAACCGACGACGGAGAAGTCTGTGGCGGATTGGTTTAGTCCGACGTAGCCCCATCCCAGGGATGATGTTCCTTCGGAAACTTGGAGGGATGTGTCAGGTAGTGCTTGCGCTTGTCCTGGTCCGTTAGCGGTGCGGAAAGTTGCCAAAGGTTTTAATGGTTGTGGGCTGCTTCCTAGATCACGCAGTTCGTCGTTCAGGAAGTCTTCGGGGTCGATGGGGTCGTCTAGTGGCCAGTAGTGACGGGGTGAAAGACTCAGGATGTATGTGCTTGAGATGTCATCTGGCATTTCTTCGTTTGCTAGTAGACCAAGCGCATCGAAACACTGCACTGTGACTGTTGTGTCGTTGCCTGCGTCTGTAATAGAGACTGGCCATCCTTCTATGAAGCCACGAAAGACGGGATACGTAACGGACGAAATTGTTGCCTCAATCTTAATCTGGCGGCGTGGCAGAAGTTTTCCGTAGTAAGTGCCGCTCGTGTAGAACGGATCGAAAATCCTTGTCCGGTTGTCTAATACGACGGTGGCGTTGCCGGACTCGAAGTTTGATTGCTCGTCTTGGCGGCCTCGTTGAATGTTGATCTGCCTTGCGTACGTCGTGACGTCAGTCCATGTCGGGCTTGCGACATAAGGGCCATCGTTGAATGCGATGTAGACCTGCGTAGTTGGATATCCCATCAACGAGCCTTGCTAGTTTTTTTCTTTGGAGATGCTTTTGGTTGTTTCACGACTATTGGAACACCGCCAGTCTTTGCTCCGTAGGTGTTTAATACACCAGCAACTTCTTTTCCTATGGCGACGGGGTCACCAATTCCGGACTGGATCGTGATGTAGAAGTTGCCGGTGCCTGCTCCGTTGACTGCTGTCGCGCCGAGCGCTGCCTCGAAGCCTGGTGTGGCCATGCCTGCTGCTGTGCCGGCGTCTGCTACGCCTTGCAAGTCTGCTGACAACGATGCTGCTGTAAAGCCGCCGGTGCCTGCGATGAGGTCTTTGGCTACTTGTGCGCCGGCAACGGGGCCGAGGTCGAGAAGTTGTTGGATTGCTGCCTTGCTCATGTTGCCGCCTGCGATGAGCGTCTTCATGTAGCCAGCGAAACTTTTAGCGGCAGCGATCTGCTCTTGGAAGATGGCGGTGTAGTTCTTTGGTTTGACTGCTTGCGCTTCTGTGACGTCTTTTTCTGCTGCTGCTACACGGTTTAGTGCAACCGCATAGGCTTTTTGATCGTCGGATGCTGATGCTTGCTGCAGGTCCTGGTATGCCTCGCGGCGTTCTTTGAGTGCGTCGTTGACTTTGTTCTGTGCTTCTGCCTGGTCTGTGGCGGCGTTGTTGAATGCCTGGCCAAGTGAAACCTCACGGCTGATCGCATCGCTAATGGTCGCCACGTAACTTCTGATGGCGTCCTGGGCTGCTTTGAGGTTCTCTTTGAATGTGGCGTACTTTGTTTTTTCTTTTTCTTTTCTAGTTGCTTCTGCCGCCGAAGCTTTTGCATTCGATGCTTCTGCTTTTGCGTCTGCTGCTTCTTTTTCTTTGGCTGCTTTTTTGATGATGTTGATCTCGCGCTCGTTTAGGTCCGCGAGGATCTTTTTATTGATGGCACCTTGTTTGTCGTTTGCGATGGCCTTTTTTTGTTCTTCGGTGTAGGACGACAGTGTTGCTGTGTGTTTGTTCAGTTTCAGGTCTGTTCCAAGTACAGCATTAGACAATCTGGATAGGCCGTTGATGCCCATGTCAAGTCCTGTTTTGAACCTGGTGGCTGCGTTACGTATGCGACCAAATCCGTTAACTGTTCCGTCTGCTGCGTGGAAGAAGTCACCGAGTTTTTTGTTGAGGTCGTCTAGGGCCAGGGATCCTTGTCTGCCTAGTTCCTCGAAAGCCGCGCCTAATCCTTCGAGCGTTGCCTTCTCGCCTATGGCCACCAGGGCGTCTGCGATGCCGTTCATTACTGGCAGCAGTTTTGTTCCGATGGCGTCTGTTACTTCTCCAAAGCCGTTTTTCATTCTGTTGGTTGATAGTGCTGTGGCGGAGGCTGTTCCTTTGACTTGTGTTTCGATGGCGGTCAGGATGACTGCTTGCGCGTCATGGATCCTGTTGCTTTGAACTAGGACGGCCAGTTTGGCTTTTTCGGACTCTGTGAATGTGATGCCGGATCGGCGTAGGGCGTTGACTCCTTTGACGGGGTCTTCGAGTGCCTTTCCTAGTTGCACTGCGTTGTTTGTTGCTTCGCCAAAGCCGGCGGCGGCCATGTCAACTGCGGCGGCTGTGGCCCTGTCAAATGCTCCGCCTGCTACGTCTGCAGTGATCGCTAGTTGTCTAAAGGTCAGCAGTTTTGCCTGGGCTGCTTTGATGGTTTCTGCGGTGACTCCTGTTTCGCGCTCGAGCGCGTCTGCGTAGTCTTGGATCCGTTTGGTTGTTGTTGCTGTTCCTGCACCGAAGAGTCCCATTGTGCGTGTCACTGCTTCGATGCGCTGGTCCGCGATGGCTGCTAGTTCTGCCATCTTTGTCCAGCGGACCGCGACTGCTGTTCCTGCTGCGCCGAGGGCTAGGAATGCGACGGATGCTTTTTTAGCGACTGCTCCGGCTTTGTTGCCGAAGGTGTTTAGTTCAGCGGATGCGGCGGTCAGTGCTTTGCGTAGTGGGGCCGTGTTTCCGGTGACGGGGATGGAGATCGATTTTGCGGCCATTTGCGCATTCTACTTTCAGCGGTTGTTGGTGGGGCGTTGTCCTGGTGCGAAGTTGTAGCGCGTGATGAGTTGACTCATTTTCTTTTCATAGGCGTGTTTGACTTCGTCGCGTCGTCCGTCGAGTGCTTCGTACACGAATGGCTGCGGTGCAATGCGTCGTGCTGGCCACCCGAAGTGAATAGGTCCGGCGTAAGGAACGGATGCTCCTTTGCCGATCCGGACGCGTCCCTGGTACTTTGTCGGGCTGGAGACGATGGTGCTTGAAAGTCTGCCGGTGAGGACTGGTGCCAGTGGTTTTGCTGCTACAGCGACGATGTCGCCGGCGACGCGGTGTGTGTCTTTCATGTCTTCTCGACAGGCTTCGTTAAGTTTTTTGAGGTCGCGTTGCATTTCGCGTAGTCCTTCAATTTGAAGACGGCCACCACCTTCTACTCGGTAGCCATAGACGCCAGAGCCAGCCATGCTTCATCTCCTTTTTTGATGTGGCCTGTTGGCCATATTGTTTCCACCATTGCTGCAAGTATTTCTGCCGGTGTTCGTAGCAAATCCAGCGGGCTGATGCCTGTCTTGACTGCTAGCGATGCAATTAACCAGGTTGTGCTGCCTGGTCTGAATGTAACGGGGGGTCTGCGTCGACCTCGAACGACTCCAGTGTCTTGATCCATTCTTCAAATGGCAGCGCTGTTTTTTTGTCTTCAACTATTGAGTGCCACGCTGCGTAGTAGATGTACGTGCTGCGCGGGTGGTCTTCTGTGAATGCTTCGGACCACGCTTTGTTGAAGTGTGACTCGAATGCGACCTCGGTGGCGGCAGAGACTTTGGTTTTTGTCTCTGTGCCGTCTTTGTGCTGGACGGTGAGGTGTAATGCCATGTGCTTAGATGGTGCCCTTTGTTACGGATCCACCAGTGAGCGTGATGGACTGCTTGCTTAGTTCACCAACGGCTCCTGCCACTGGTGTTGATGCTCCTAAGAACATATTGATACAGGTAAACTTCTGTTCTGTTGCTGTTGTGGTGTTGGACACGATCACTTGCGTTGTTCCTGTGCCCACGTTTGCATAAAGCGTTTCCAGAACTTTTCCTGCTGCTTGATCGTTGTTCAGTTCAATTGACAATGACAAGTTCTGCAGGCCGCCGGTGTAGACGTGGCCGGTGGCACCCATCGAGGTTGTCTCGATTGCGTCTTTTTCATAAGTCAATGTCACGGCTGTTACGTACGAGGAAAGGTCAACGGCTGTTCCACCTGTTGTTGGTGCCATCGTGACTGAAGCGTTAGTGAATACAAAGATGGCCACGTTACGACTTCACAATCGATCCGCCGGTGAACGTCACCGACTGTTTTGCTAACTCGCCAACCGCGCCTGCAACGGGTGTTGATGCTGCCAGGTACATATTGGAACAAGTAAAGACCGGCAGTGGTGAGCCTGATGTCGCGTTCTTGATGACCAGTGTGTTGGTGCCGGATCCTGTCGCGCTGTAAAGCGTCTCGAGGACTTGCGCTGCTGCCTGGTCGTTATTGAACTCAACTGCAACTGACAAGTTCTGCAGTCCGCCGATTTGCTGGTGGCCTGTGGCCCCCATCGAGGTTGTCTCGATGCTGTCCTTTTCATAATTGAGCGTAATGCTTGTTACGTACGAGGAGAGGTTGATTGTGTTAACGGTGAGGAAGGCGTCGGTGAAAACGAAAACAGCCATAGTCAGTCCTTTTCTTTTGTTGTTGGTTTTGTTGTTGCTTCGACAACTCCGGCAGTGATCAGCATTTCTAAGTCTGCTGGTGCTGCTTCGATGTCTTGCTCGGTGACTGTTGTGCCTAATGCACCTAGCGTTGAATTGTCGATGAGGATTTTGTAACTAGCCATAGATTTCGACTCCAAATCGGTATGCAAGCATTTCTACTCCGCTAACTGTAACAGTTCGCGGGTTGGCGTCTGTGACTTGCAGTGTGCTGCAAGCGCCGCCAAGCGTCGGATCTGCTTCGACCTTTGCTTTGATGCTGGATGCTCCTGAACTTGTCACGTAGGCATCGAGTCTGTCTTGTGCGCTGCGGTCACTCATTCTTCCTACGATGACCAGAATGTACGCCTGGTACGTGTCGAGGCCGTCTTGCATTGCGACGCCATAGTTGACTTCTAGTGGTTCAATAACTGCTGCTGGTGGTGAGACGCTGTCTGGTACGTAGTCAAAGCACCGCAGTCCTGCGATGCTGTCGATGGCTGCTGCCAGTCCTGATCGCACTCCTGTTGGGGTCATGCGAAGAACTCGCGCTTGTATGCGCGGACCATTGCTGCAATGTCGCGGCCCAGGGGACTCATGCGTATTGCGCCTAGTTCGGAAAGTCCGAGGACGCCGCCGATGGAGTCTTTGCGTTTGTAAAGGTCCGCGCTCAGGATGTAGGTGGCCTGCTCGATGTCGTCTGGCACTTCTGGCCATCCCCATTTTGCTGTCACTTGTACTTGCGGCCAATAGTTCACGGGCAGTGATAGTGCTGTGGATCCAACAATGGTTAGGTAGTTGACGGGGCGGCCTTTGGCCAGTGCGTTTGTTGGTTCGACGATGTAGTCCGTGTTCAAAGTCATCGTGGTCTGGTAAGTGCCGGTGGCGTTTGGATCTGTTTTGAGAATGAGTCCGGTGGTGCTGCCGATGTCGTCTGTTATGACTCGCAGGTTGCCTATGGGGCGGTACGTCCTGGCGCTTGCTGTGGCGTCTAAGTAGAAGCGCCTGTTTGCGATGCGGTCAATGCTGCGCGATGCGGACTCGACTATCTGCTCCAGGAGTGTGTCTTCGACGCTGTCGTCGATCTTGAGGTAGTTCTTCAAACCGGCCAGCGTGATGTAGCCATTTACAATTGCCATAACTACTTCTTTTTGTTTGCTGGTGTCTTAGGTGCTCGCAGTGGTTTTGATCGCTCTGCGGGCTTCTCAACGCTTACTGATGGTGTTGTGGGGGTGCCACCCGACTCGGATGGCACAATCTCTGGCGGCATTGCTGTCGTAGAGCACCCAAGTCGGGCGAGCACTTCTTGTACGCCTTTGGCGCGGTCTTTCATGCCTCGGCGGAGGTAGCCATCTAACTCGTGTCGTAGTGCTGCGATGAGTGCGTCGTTGTTCATTGTGTTCCCCTGGTGCGGAGCCGTTGTGCGCGGCTCCGTCCCTGTTGAGGGTGTTACCAGTTAGCGACGATGAGGCCGGTGCCGGTGATGGCGCTGAATGCTGCAGGGTATTTGCCAGCGGTGTACGCGCTGAAACCAAACACAACGGTGCGGATCGCGATGTTGCCGTCTGGCTGCTCGAACCGTACGTACAAAGGAGCGCCGCCGTTGTCTTCCCAAATGTAGGACTCGGAAAAGTCACCGACCACGATGGCGGTTTCGTTTGTTCCGCTGCCGAGGTTGGTTGGCATATTGGCGTCTTCAATGACTGGAATTCCTAGAAGGCTGAAGCGCGAATCGTAACCTGGACGGTCATAACTTCCTGGTGCGTTCATCGGTCCACCGGATGCTGGTGTAATGACTGGACGGTTGGATGCGTCGACTGCTTTCATTAACGCTCCGGCCATTGATGGGTGCATCACGATGTAGTTCGCGCCGCCGTAATAGTTCGTCGCTACGTTCTGCACTGCGTCAACCAACTTGGGAAAGAACTCCGCATAGGTTGGCGATGCGTCTGTGTAGGTTGTCGCGTTGATGCCTGTTGTGTTCAGGATGCCTCGGTGCTCGCCGCTTGAACCAGAACCGTTAAGTGCTAGGCCGTCTAGTTTCGATGCGTATGAACGGATCGAGTCTCCGAGGAGTTGTGTCTCGACGCCTGTTCCACGAAGCACTGCTTGCTTGGAAAGGTCAAACATTGCGGCCACTGTGTTCACGTTGATCGTGAGCAGTGTGTCGTCTGGACTGGACTCGGTTGGTGCTGTGTTTTCCGATGCCTGGACGTAGGAGGTGACGCCTGTTGTTAGGCGACCAATGTTGACTGTCATTCCGTTTGCTGGCAATGCTGCTTGTGTTGAAATGTCCAGGGTCTTGCGTCCTGCGCGGCGTAATGGTGCAAATTCGTTGACCAAATATTGCGGGACTACGAGTCCGGCAAAGTTGGATGAGCCGCTGTCGCGCTTTTCGATTGACTCGCGCTGGTAACGCTGGATGCGTTCACGTGCTTCGTATGAACCACCGAACTCTGCAGCGATGGCGTCTGCTAAGAAGTCGTTGTTGCTGCGCTCGTGATAGGTCGCTTCTTCCGAGATGACTCGTGCTGGCGCTGCTGAACGTGTCTCGGTAACTGTGGAGTCCACTGTTGCTGCAAGTTCTGCTGCTTTTGCTTTGCGCACTTCGATGTCTGTGATCTGTTCGATGCGCTCATCGAGTTTGTCAATTTCAAGTTTGAGGGCTTGCACGTTTGCAAGTTCAATCTCGGTAATGTCGCGGCCTTCGTCTGCTGCGCGGCTGAGTGTTGCTTCGATGATCGTGCTCTTTGCGGAGCGTGTCTCGTGGAGGTTGGTGAGGAATTGGTTAGCCATGATGGATGTTTCTCCTGTGGTTGGGCTGGTTGTGGGGCGGGGTGCCTTGTCACTTGCTGGAGAGGGTGCCACGACTGTGGGGTGCTGCTCGAACGGGTTGGGGTGCCGACTGTGTCTAATTCTAATCGGCGTCAGTCGCCTGGCACAAGGACTGAAATTGTTGGCGTCCCTGATGCTGTTATTGCCCAAAGCGTTTCGTTTGATGGCACTCGGATCGTGATGGGTCCTGCGGCGTTGTCAATCTTGAGGCCGGTGCTGCTGGTCACGGTGTTGTCTCCACCAATGTAGAAAGTCGCGGCAGTCAAAATGTGGACGATGACGTCGCGTGTCATTGGTTCTGCTGTGACCAGTTGTGTTGCTGTTGATGCGTTGATCGCGGTTTGTGTTGCTTTCATTTCCTAATTGCTTTCAGTATTTCGTCAAGTTGATCGAGGTTGGGTGTTGGGGACTGCTCGCGTACACCGGCGACTTGTGCGTTCTGGCCGTACGCGCCAAAGGTGACCAGCGATACTTCTGCCAGGTGTGCTGCTATGCGTTCAACCACTCCGTCTTTGCGGCGGTTGTCTTTCAGCGGTTGGAAACCAATCGAGAACTCGCTCAGTGCTCCGTCGCGGACCAGTTCGAGTACGTCGTCCGAACGGGAGCCCTTGCTGACTCTGAATTCGCCATAGAGGCCATTGGCGTCTTCGCGCAGAAGCGTGGCGCGTCCGATGGGTAGTGCGCGGGCGTCGTGGCTCACTAGAAGTTTGACTCTGTGTGCTGCTGGTATCACTCTCGAAAATGCGCCGCGCCTGAATACCTCAGTGAGGTTGTTTGTGATCTGCTGCTCTACGTCGTAGGGCACGACAATGCCGCATATTGTGCGGCCATCGCCTTCGCCGCGAATTTCGAGCGTTGTTTCATAGGCCCGTTGTTCAATTGTCATTGAGGATCTCCTCTGGTGCTGTTTCTGTTGGTGTTCCCAATGGCGGCAGGTCTTCCAGTTCGCGGATCTCATCCACTGTTAGAAAGCCGGCATCGAGGGCTAGTTTGTGCGCCTGGTATCTGGTGTACGTGTCAGCCCGCAGGAGGCTGTCGTAGTTGAACTTGGCCTCTTGGCCGCGTGGCAGGTAATCCGTGAATGTGGACTCGATGCGGGTGGTGATCGGCGCAATGGATGTGCGTAGGTACTCCAAGCCCTGCGCTTCCACGTTGCTGTACGTGCGGGATGTGTTGGGTGCTCCGACCATGTTGCCTGGTACGCCGACTATGTTTGCCGAGTCTGAGACCGCCATGTTTCGCGCTTCGACCAGTTGGCTGTCGTTTGCGTTTGCTGTTAGCGGTTCGATGTCTGTGGATGCGTTTAGGATCGCAGGAATTCTGGACTTGCCGCCGTAATGCTCCATCCACTTTATTTTCAGAAGGTCTGCTTCGTCTTCTGTCAGGTCGGGGTTGCTGGACTTGATCGCGTATGAAGGCATGGCACCGCCGTTGAAATAACGCGCTGCGTATTCCATAACCGCAACTGCTGCTCCGACTCCTTGTCGTTGTGCTGCAACGATGCCTATGCCAGCGACGTCGCCTGGAAGGCTAAAGCCTTTGATGTGGAATATCTGGTCCGAGGTAAATTCTTGGTCGTCTATTCTGAAGTACTTGAGCCCTGCGCGGTTGTAAATCGTCACTCGTTCCGGTGCCACTGGGTAGATCGACTCTGGGTAGCCAGACGGCCCTGGTTCGCCAAGTATGGCCACGTAGTTTCCATGCAGAATTAATGCGGCGACCATTGCGCTTATTGTTTCGACGCGTGTTTCCAGTGGGTTGGGGCGCTCAAGCAGGCGTGGTGTTGGTTCTAGTTTTTGATCGTTCCTGTATGCGTGGAGAGGCATTACGCCTACGGAGTCAGCGATCATTGTTGTTGCTCGCCAAATGGCCGGAACGGATAGTGCGGACTCTGCGTTGACTGCTACTCCTGCGTAGTTGTCAAATGATGTACGTGTGATGCGTCCGTTGTTGTCGACGTAGGCGCTGCGTGTTGCTGCTTTGTTTTGAAGTAGGCGGTTCAGCATTTTCTAGTTTCTTTCGACTGCTATCCCAAACGCAACCATCGCTATGCCGGCAAAGAAAAGCGCGACGGGGATGGATAGGAATGCGACGCTCATTGTGATGATTGTAGTTCCTGCAACTTGTAGGACTGTGGCTAGGTGTTTCTTCATCAAAATATTCTACTCCTGGTTGTTTCGGGTGGTCGTCTGTTGGTGGCGTGGTGGTAGGCCAATGTGCTCGAGAACAATGGCGTCAGGTCTGCTGTCTCGACTGTGCGCGACCACAGCCATCCCGATGCCATCTGTTTTCTTTTTGCGGACTCAATTGCTGCGGTCAATGAACTGTGTGGTCTAATCCTGATCGCGTCGTCGAGCACTGCGTCGTAGAAAATGCCGCAGGCTGCTGTCATGTCACGCAGGCTGTATCGCGTCACCGGCAGGCCGCCTGTTTCGAGTCTGTCGACCAGGCTGTTTGCTGGTGAGTATCCATCAACGACAATGGCTCCTCTGTTCTTGCGCCAAAGTTCAAGGGTGCGGTCAACTACCCAGGACACTCCTTCGCGGTGGTCTATCAGTTCAACGCGGCCTGTTTCGTCTGCGACTGAAATGGCGGCCCATGATCGGTCCATTGCAACGTCTATTCCGAATGAAAGAAGACCGGCGGGTGCTGTTGTTGGATCCATGACTCGTTGTACGTATTTAGCGGGGATGGCTGCGTCGTCGAGAACGGTCCACTGGCAAAGCATGGCCCTTCTAAATTCGCCTTCAGTCATTGTGCTCCTGGCGTGGGCCACAACTCTTTCGTCGATGGTGTGGCCTAGTGCGGGGATCGTTTTCCACCAGACATTTGGATCGTCGATGTCGTCGTCTTCGTGGGCGCTGAATTCAAAGTAGGCGACGCCTTCATCGATGCCTGCGTCAACCATTGCGCGGCCTTGCTCAACTTTGCGTTTGAGGTACAGCGAGGACTGTGTTCCTGCTGTTGAAATGACGAACAGTTGCGCATCTCGTTTTGTGGCCATTGCTGGTAGCAGTGCGCCTTCGCGCCTGTCGTCTTCGTCGCTGAATGCTTCGTCAATTACGCCTAGCGAGATGACTCGTCCGTGTCCTGCTGTTGGTGTTGAAGGCATGACGTCGATCCGGCTGGCGTTCTTGAAATGGACCGACTCCATTCCTGCTCCGCGATAGATGCGTTTTACTGTGGCGGCCAGTTCGCTGTTTTCTATTAGTGGCACCTGGTCGTCCACTAGTTTGCGCCTGGCGTCCCATCCTGTTTGCGCTGTGTAACCGATGGTCTGTGGGGATCCCCAAAGCAAAGCGCGATGAAGTTCCATCGCCAGCATCAGGCTGGTCTTGCCGCACTGGCGCGGGACCAGGACGTTCAGTTCGCGGTAGACGGGATTCCCGTCTGGGTTCATTTCAAGTGCTACGTCTGCGACCATTTTCTGCCAGGGCATCAGTGGTGTGCCTAGTCGTTTAGCAATGGCGGCTACTTCGTCACCTCTGCTTCGCCGGCGTTTGTTTCTTTTCGTTGCCCACCTCGGACTGGATCTGTTTGATGAGTTGCTCAAGTGGGTCATTGGTTGTTTCTGCTTCTTCTTTAAGTTTGTCTAGGAGTTTGAGGTAGATCTCGGACTGTTCTTGTGTCACTTTGATCAGGGGGTTCACGATGGGGTTCCTGAAGCCGCGCACCAGCAGGCCGGTTGTTTCAATCTGGCGTTTTGCTTCGTAGTAGAGATGCGCGGCGTATGCGGTCATGGCTACCAGTTCAGCGATGCTGTGTCCGGCGTTTGTGATGTCGCATCTGTCTGCGAGGTCGTCGTAAATCCTGCGGGCCTCTGGGCATAGCGCGGCGAGGTCAGGTGCGACTGCTGGTGTTGCTGGTTGCTTTGTTGAGGGTTGCTTTTTTCTTGGTGTGCTTTTCCCATCGGGCGATGATGACGTCGGCATAAGTTGGATCCATTTCCATTGTGTAGCAGGTGCGGTTTAGTTGTTCGGCGGCTATGAGGGTGGAGCCGCTGCCGCCGAACGGATCCAGGATGATGGTTGTTGGTTCGCTGCTGTTTGCAATCAACCTTGCAATCAAACGGATCGGCTTCATCGTAGGGTGTTCGGCGTTCCGGTGTGGTTTGTCTTCCCTGATGACTGTGCTTGAATATCGCGCTTCCTCAAGGATGCGGAGGAGTTCGTTTTTCTTTAACTGCTCCAGGGGGACTTCGTCGTCTAGGACGGTCACCTTTGTGCGGGCTCCGTACCACTTATGCGCCGCGCCTGGTTTCCATCCGTACAGGATCGGCTCGTGTTGCCAGTGGTAATCCTGGCGTCCCATTGCGAATGTGTTTTTTACCCAGACCAATACTTGCTTGAGTAGGAAGCCGGCGTCGTTGAACTGCTGCCTGAACTGGTGGCCGCTGCTGTCCGCGTGGAATACGTAGATGGGCGCTCCCACTTCGAGGCTGTTGTACATATTGCCAAAGGCCGCTAGTAGGAACGCATCGAAGTCCTGTTCACTCATCGCGTCGTTGTCAATGGTTAGTTCGTCTGCCGTCTTGCCTACATAGGCGACGTTGTAGGGCGGGTCGGTGATCACCAGTTGTGCTGTCTGGCCGTCCATCAACTTTGCGCAATCGTCGCCGCTGGTGGCGTCGCCAACCATCAGCCTGTGGTTTCCCAATTGCCAGACTTGCCCTGTGCGCGTCTTTGGTTTTGCTGGTGGTGGTCCTGGATCCACTTCGACTGTTTCCTGGTTGCCTTCCATGTCTTTGAGTTCAAAGCCGAGCGCGTGTACGTCCCAACCGGCCAGGTCAAGTTCGCTGAGTTGTGCCGCCAGTGCGCTCTGCTCCCATGTCGCAAGTTCAGCGGTCCGGTTGTCTGTCAGCGCGTATGCCTTGATCGTGGCCTCTGTCCAGTCTGCTGGTGTACGTGCTGCCGCAATCGTGGTCCAGCCCAGGCGGCGGGCTGCCTCAACTGTGCCGTTGCCGGCAATCACAGTTTTGTTATGCGTAATAACAATGGGCTTACGTTGACCGAACTTTGCCAGGCTGGCCATTATGGCTTCGATGTTCCTGTCGTCGTGCTTGCGGGCGTTGTTTGGGTCGTTCTGAATTTCGCCAAGTTTGACCGTAATCACTTGGAGTTTTTCTTGATTGTCCGGCATTGTGCTGGCCTTTCTGTTTTTTGGCTGGATTAGGTCTGGAGCGCTGGTCTAGGCGTTTTCGCGTGGCATTTCATAATAAATAAATCCAC